ACAATTAAATATGAATATCAAGGAAAAGAAGAAGAATATAATCCAAGCTGGGTATAAAGCTGTTGATGAATTAATTAAAGTTGCTAAAGAAAAAATTGTAGAAACAGAAGATGATGTATCTGCTGATAGATTAAAAAATGCTGCAGCAACAAAGAAGCTAGCTATATTTGATGCATTTGAAATATTAAATAAAATACAAGACGAGCAAGACATGCTTGACGGTAATGTAAAAGAAGAAGTTAAGCAAGAGTCTTTTTCTGGTTTTGCTGAAAGAAGATCTAAATAATGTACAAGCAAAATTTATACGAAATTATTAAGCCTATAAAATTAAACACAATTAAAAGGCTTAATAAAAGAAAGGCTTGGGAATATGGCTATAACAAAGAACATGACGTTGTAGTTATTAGCAAAGATGGTACGATTGGCGATGTGTATAGCATACAGAATTTAAAAATAGCTTTGCCAAAAACGCCAAAAGTAGTTAAGAAGTTTGAGCATGACAAATGGCAAGTAACACCGTATCCAAAAGAGCTTAATAGGATAAAAACAATATTTGATTGGCGTGAATATCCGCAAGATTTTAAAAGTAAATATATTGACTATATAGAAGATGAGTTTAGAAAAAGAGAAAATGGTTTCTGGTTTTATAACAAGGGTATTGCTACTTATATTACTGGCACTCATTATATGTACTTGCAGTGGTCCAAAATTGATGTTGGTAACCCAGACTTCAGAGAAGCTAACAGACTCTTCTACATATTCTGGGAAGCTTGTAAAGCAGACAGACGTTGTTACGGAATGTGCTATCTCAAAAACCGTAGATCGGGATTTAGCTTTATGGCCAGTGGAGAAGTGGTTAATTCAGCTACAATTAGTTCCGATGCACGATTCGGCATATTGTCCAAATCTGGGCCCGATGCTAAGAAAATGTTCACAGATAAAGTGGTACCAATATCGGTCAATTACCCGTTCTTTTTTAAACCAATACAGGACGGTATGGATAGACCCAAGACCGAGCTGGCATATAGGGTACCCGCATCAAAGCTCACAAGAAGGAATATCACGAGTACGAGTGAAAGGCCCGAGGAGCTCACGGGACTTGATACCACAATCGATTGGAAAAACACCGGGGACAACTCGTACGATGGAGAAAAACTCAAACTCCTCGTCCATGACGAATCCGGGAAATGGGAAAAACCCAATAATATCCTCAACAACTGGAGGGTCACAAAGACGACATTAAGATTAGGTAGTAAAATTATAGGCAAGTGTATGATGGGGTCAACATCAAACGCTTTGGATAAAGGTGGAAACGAATTTAAAAAACTATATTACGACTCTGATGTTACAAAACGAAACAGAAATGGTCAAACTAGTTCTGGTCTTTATTCTTTGTTTATTCCAATGGAGTGGAATTATGAGGGTTTTATGGATCAATATGGTAGACCTGTTTTTGAAACGCCTGAAGAAGAAATATTAGATCACTATGGTGATTATATAGATATAGGTGTTATAGATCATTGGCAAAACGAAGCAGATGGTTTAAGAAATGATCAAGATGCTTTAAACGAATTTTATAGACAGTTTCCAAGAACTGAAGAACATGCTTTCAGAGATGAAACTAAAAATAGTATATTTAATCTAGTAAAAATATACGAGCAAATAGATGTTAATGAAGGTGGTGTTAATTATACTAAAGGTAATTTTCAATGGGCTAATGGTATAAAAGACACAACTGTTATGTTTTTACCAAATCAACAGGGTAGATTTAACATAGGTTGGGTGCCACCAAGACATTTACAAAACAAGCAAATAGTAAAAAATGGTATAAAATATCCAGGTAACGAGCATATGGGTGCTTTTGGATGTGATAGTTATGATATATCAGGTACTGTTGATGGTAAAGGATCTAAAGGTGCTTTACACGGTTTAACTAAATTTAGTATGGAAGACGCACCTGCTAGTGAGTTTTTCTTAGAGTATATAGCTAGACCGCAAACAGCTGAAATGTTTTTTGAGGATGTTTTAATGGCACTGGTTTTTTATGGCATGCCTTTACTCGCAGAAAACAACAAACCTAGATTATTATATTATTTAAAAAGAAGAGGATATAGAGGTTATTCAATGAATAGACCTGATAAAGTTTGGAATAAATTATCAGTTGCTGAAAGAGAAGTAGGTGGTATGCCAAACTCTAGTGAAGATATTAAACAGGCACACGCTGCCGCAATTGAAATGTATATCAATGATCATGTTGGTATGAAGGAAGACGGTAGTGTTGGTAGTATGGTTTTTAACAACACGTTAAATGATTGGGCTGGCTTTGATATAACAAGAAGAACTAAATTTGATGCAACGATTAGTAGCGGTTTAGCTATTATGGCTTGCAATAGGCATTTATACTCACCTAGAGCAAATGTTGAAAAACAAAAAATAAATTTAAGCATAGCTAAATATAAAAACAAAGGCATGCAATCAAAATTAATAAAACAATAATATGGCTGAGTCTTACATGAGCACAAATTTTCCTAGTCAAGTAGTTAGTGACGTAGAGAAGTTATCACCAGATTACGGGCTAAAAATAGGTAGAGCTATTGAGAGCGAGTGGTTTAAAAGAGACTCTGGCACAAATAGATTTGCTAGTAATCAAAATAACTTCCACAAACTTAGACTTTATGCTAGGGGAGAACAAGCTATTCAAAAATATAAAGATGAATTATCTATTAATGGTGATTTATCATATCTTAATTTAGACTGGAAACCAGTACCTATTATACCTAAATTTGTAGATATAGTAGTTAATGGTATATCAGAAAGAACATTTGATATAAAAGCATATTCACAAGATCCATACGGTGTAGATAAAAGAACCAAATACATGGAAAGAATATTGGCAGATATGAAGTCTCAAGATTTAAATGAGTATGCTGCTCAAGCTTTTGGTATAAATCTACAGTCTAGTGAACTTGAAACGTTACCTTCAAACGAAGAAGAGTTACAATTACACATGCAACTTAACTATAAGCAAGCAGTTGAAATAGCTGAAGAACAAGCGTTAAATGTATTATTAGAAGGTAATAGATATGAACTTATACGTAAAAAAGTAAATTACGATTTAACTGTATTAGGTATTGGTTGCGTAAAAAATAGTTTTAATAAATCAAAAGGAGTTACAGTAGAGTATGTTGATCCTGCTAATATAGTTTACTCATATACAGAAGATCCATATTTTGAAGATATATATTATTTTGGTGAAATAAAAACTTTACCTATTAACGAAATAGTAAAAGAGTTTCCTGGTTTAACAGAAGAGGACTTGAAGCAATTAAAAAATGCTAGTCATCAAACTACAGGTTTTTATAATAGAAGTTTAGCAGAATCAACTAATGTTGATAAAAACCAAATTCAAATACTTTATTTTAATTATAAAACGTATATGAACCAGGTTTATAAAACAAAAGAAACTTCTACAGGTGCTCATAAAGTTATAGTTAAAGATGATCAGTTTAATCCTCCAACAGATTTATTAGAAGAAAGATTTGGTAAATTATCAAAACAAATAGAAGTATTATTTGAAGGTGCTATGGTTTTAGGTAGTAATCAACTACTAAAATGGGAATTAGCTCCTAACATGATGAGACCTAAAAGTGATTACACAAAAGTTAAAATGAATTATAACTTATGTGCACCGCGTATGTATAAAGGTAAAATTGAATCATTAGTAAGTAGAATAACTACTTTTGCTGACATGATACAATTAACACATTTAAAAATACAACAGGTAATGTCACGTATGGTACCTGATGGTGTTTATTTAGATGCTGATGGTTTAGCTGAAGTTGATTTAGGTAACGGTACTAACTATAACCCACAAGAAGCATTAAATATGTTTTTCCAAACTGGTAGTATTATTGGTAGATCTTTTACATCTGACGGTGATATGAACCCAGGTAAAGTGCCAATACAAGAAATACAAAGTGGCGCAGGAGGTGCTAAATTAGCTTCTCTTATACAAACATATAACTACTACTTACAAATGATCAGAGATGTCACCGGATTAAACGAGGCGCGTGACGGTAGTATGCCTGATGCTAAGACTTTAGTTGGTGTTCAAAAACTTGCAGCTGCTAATAGTAACACGGCTACAAGACATATATTGCAAGCTGGTTTATTTATTACAACAGAACTTGCAGAGTGTTTATCATTAAGAATATCTGATGTTATAGAATACTCACCAACAAGAGATGCTTTTGTTCAGAAACTAGGTAGACATAACGTTGCTACACTAGAAGAAATGGGCAACTTGCATCTATATGATTTTGGTATATTTATTGAGTTAGCACCAGATGAAGAAGAAAAAGCTATGCTAGAAAATAATATACAACAAGCATTGCAGCAGCAAGGTATTAATCTTGAAGATGCTATTGATATTAGAGAGATTAAAAATGTAAAACTAGCAAACCAACTTTTAAAGTTAAAAAGAAAAAGAAAAGCTGAAGAAGATCAAATGATTCAGCAGCAAAATATACAGGCTCAAGCTCAAGCTAATGCTCAAGCTCAACAGGTTGCAGCGCAAGCTGAAGTACAAAAAAACCAAGCTATAACACAAAGCAATATGCAATTAGAGCAAGCTAAATCTAAACTAGAAATAGAAAAGATGCAGCAAGAGGCTATGTTAAAGAAAGAGCTCATGAATCATGAGTTTAAATTAAATATGCAGATAGAGCAAATGAAAGCTGAAACTGCAAAACAAAATGAAAATAATAAAGAAGATCGTAAGGACGAAAGAACAAAAATCCAAGCGAGTCAACAATCTGAATTAATAGATCAAAGAAAAAGTAATAAACCACCTAAAAACTTTGAATCTTCAGGTAATGATATAATGGGTGGTGGGTTCGGCATGAATGCCTTTGAACCAAGATAATTTGTTTAATTTTATAATATTATATTATGGCTAGAAAAAAGAAAGCTGAGGCGGTCGAAGAGATCGTTGAACAAAAAGAAGAACAACCAATTGTTGAAGAACAAAAGGTTGAAGAACCGTCTAATCCTAATGAGATTAAAGAAGATGGTACTATAAAAGTAGATTTAGATAAATGGGCTAAAGTTAATCAGAAAAAAGAAGATACTGATGTAGCTAAAGTTGATTTATCTAAACAAAAAGAAGAACAACCAAAAGAAGAAGTAAAAGAAGTTACCCCTGAAGAACAAACGGAGGTAGAAGATACACCTGTTGTTGAAGAAAAAGTTGAAGAAACTGTTGAGGATGGTGTTGAAGAACCACCAGTTGTTGAAGAAATTACTGAAATAGAGGTTGAAGAAAAAGTTGAAGAGCTGCAAGAAGAAGTTGAAGAAGCTGTTGCTGAAGCTCAAGAAACTGGTGAACCTTTACCTGAAAACATACAAAAGGTAGTAGAGTTCATTAATGAAACGGGTGGTACTCTAAGTGACTATGTTAGATTAAATCAGAATTATGATGACATGGAAGATAACGAGTTATTAAACGAGTATTTTAAACAAACAAAACCACATTTAACAGATGAAGAAAGGTTGTTTGTTATGGAAGATCTTTATTCTTATAATGAAGAAGAAGATGACCCTAAAGACATTAAAAGAAAAAAACTGGCATTAAAAGAGCAAGTTGCGAATGCCAAAAGCCACTTGGACGGGCAAAAGTCCAAATACTATGCTGAAGTCAAAGCTGGTTCAAGATTGAGTCCTGAACAACAAAAAGCTGTTGACTTCTTTAATCGATACAATGAAGACGCTAAGGCTGTTGAAAAAAACAAGTCGATTTTTGAGAAAAAGTCAAATGAAGTTTTTAACGATGAATTCAAAGGTTTTGAATATAAAATTGGTGAAAAACGTTTCAGACTTAACATCAAAGATCCTAACAAGGTTAAAAGTAACCAAATGAACATTAACAATTTCGTGAGTAGATTTACTAATAAAGATACTCAAGCGGTTGAAGATGCTAAAGGTTATCATAAATCAATTTTTACAGCAATGAACCCTGATTTAGTTGCAAATCATTTTTATCAACAAGGTAAAGCAGATGCTATAAAAGAAAGTATGGCAAGTGCTAAAAATGTTGATATGTCTGCTAGACAAACTAACAGTAATGTTATTCAAACTGGCGGTATGAAAGTAAGAGCTATATCTGGTGATTCATCTAACGACTTTAAAGTAAAGATTAGGAGAAATCCAAATAAAATAAGTTAAACATTAAAAATTAAAAGTTATGCCTTTTTCGAGTTCGCCAAGCACATTGGCAAATTTAAACACGTTGACTCCTCGTCCAACTCAGACGTTGTGGGGTGACAACTATTTAAGCTTCGACTCTAATTCTGGCGGTGGTACTTTTGCGCAACAATTTCTACCAGAAATTTATGAAAAGGAAGTAGAAAGATATGGAAAAAGAACTGTATCTGGTTTCCTTAAAATGGTAGGAGCTGAAATGCCTCTTGCTTCTGATCAAGTTATTTGGTCTGAACAAGGAAGATTACACATCGCTTATGATTCATTAGAATCAGGAGCTGACACAGTACAAATATTAGACGGTAGTGCAAACACAATTACGTTACCTGCTAATCACTTAGTACAAATTAACGATACTATTATCGTTGTCAACAACGAAACAGCTAGATTAAACAACACATTAAAGTGTTTTGTATCTAATGTTAACGGACAGACTGTAACTGCTCAACCTTATGCACAAGCTGCTTTAGGTGATGTTACTTTCCAAGACGGTGACGATATTAAAGTATTTGTATATGGTAATGAGTATCCAAAAGGATCATCTGGAATCACTGGTTCTATCGATGCTTCTTTCACTCAGTTTAGCAACAGACCAATCATCTTAAGAGACAGATACCAAGTTAATGGTTCTGATACTGCACAGATCGGTTGGGTTGAAGTTACTACTGAAAACGGAGCTTCTGGTTACCTATGGTATCTTAAATCTGAGCACGAAGCAAGATTAAGATTTGAAGACTATTTAGAAATGTCTATGTTAGAAGCTGAAGAAGTTAATTCAGGTTCTGCTATTACAGCTGTTCAAGGTTCTCAAGGTTTATTTGATGCAATCGAAAACAGAGGTTTAGTATTTACTGGAACTGACTTTGATGTACAAACTGGATACAACTCTGCTGGTGTTTCTACTGCTTATGTAATAAACGCTGGTTTAGCTGAGTTTGATACTATTCTTCAAGAACTAGATAAGCAAGGTGCTATTGAAGAGAACATGATGTTCTTAGATAGAGCAACTTCTTTAGAAATCGATAATATGCTAGCGTCTGTAAACTCTGCTTTAGCTGGTGGTGCTTCTTATGGAGTATTCAACAACGCAGAAGATATGGCGTTAAACTTAGGTTTCTCTGGTTTCAGAAGAGGTTCTTATGACTTCTACAAATCTGACTGGAAATACTTAAACGATTCTACAACTAGAGGTAATTTAGTTGATATTCAAGGATTGTTAGTACCAGCTGGTACATCTACTGTATATGATCAGTCTATGGGTAAAAATATCTCTAGACCGTTCTTACACGTTAGATATAGAGCTTCTGAAGCTGATGATAGAAAAATGAAATCATGGATCACTGGATCTGTTGGTGGAAACTATACTTCTGACGCTGATGAGATGGTAGTTAACTTCTTATCTGAAAGATGTTTATGCGTTCAAGCAGCAAACAACTTCGTATTATTTAAGAACTAATTACTTAATATTTTTTAAGGTAAGGGCGCTTCGGCGCCCAATACCTTATTTTTAAACTTTTTAATTATATTATATCATGGAAAAATACACAAATAAATTATATGAATTGATAGGTAATAAACAACCTTTAATAAACAGGATACCTGCAAGACATAGTAGAAAAACACCTTTACTTTATTTTGATGCAGAAAAAGGTTATCAAAGAGAGTTAAGATACGCTACAAATCAAAAATCACCATTTGTTGATGAGCAAAGTGGACCAGCAACTTTAGGTCACATTGTTTTTAGAAATGGTAAACTTTTTGTTGAAGCTAAAGATCAAAACTTACAAAAGTTTTTAGCAATACACCCATTAAATGGTAAGCTTTTTAGAGAACACAATAAACAAGCTATTGCTGAAAATGAATTAGATTATCTTGAGTTTCAAGTTGAATCTATGAAGTATGCTAAAGAAATGGAAATAGATATGGCTGAAGCTATACTAAGAGTTGAGATTGGTAGTGAAGTCAATAAAATGACTACAAAAGAAATAAGAAGAGATCTTATCATAATGGCACAAAGACAACCTAAGTTGTTTTTAGATTTAGTTCAAGATGATAATGTTCCTTTAAGAAACTTTGGTATTAAGTGTGTTGAAGCAAAAATAATTGAGTTAACACAAGACCAAAGAACATTTAAGTGGGCATCAAATGGTAGAAAACTATTTGAAGTTCCTATGGACGAACATCCTTATTCAGCTTTAGCTGTATGGTTTAAAACTGACGAAGGTATGGAAGTTTATAAAAATTTAGAAAAAAGATTAAAATAATTAATCACTTTATAGGGTAGTCACTCTATGGGGTGACTACTACTATAAAAAGAAAAATATGGTCAATATAAATACAGTATATCAAAGAGTATTAACCATTGCTAATAAAGAGCAACGAGGGTATATAACTCCACAAGAGTTTAATATACTTGCCAACCAAGCTCAGATGGATATATTTGAGCAATACTTCTATGATTTAAATCAATTTCATAGAATACAAAGCATAAATGAAACTATATATACAGATACTGTAGACATTTTACAAGAAAAAATAGATCATTTTGAAAAATTTAGAGCAGCTGTAGACATGAGTAATGGAGGTGGTGTAGGTATACTACCTGATTATTATCGCATGGGTGCTTTATATTATAAGAAAAATGGTAGATACTACGAAATAGAAAACGTTGAACAAAACGAACATCACATATATCTAAGCTCACCTTTAACTGCTCCAACGCTCACAAGACCAATATACGTTAGATATTCAACCGCTGGTGATAATCAACAAAACAGAGAGCAAAGAATACAAATCTATCCTATAACAATCGAAGCAGATGTTTCCTGCAACTACATAGCAAGACCTTCAACTGTAAGATGGGGTTACACTATTGTTAATGATAAAGCGTTGTATAATGCTAATGCTTCATATACAACACATTTTGAATTACACGAGTCAGAAGAAACCGATTTAGTATTTAAAATATTAGCTTTAGCTGGTATTGTTATAAAAGATCCACTGTTGTATCAACAAGCAGCTCAAGAAGAAGTTAAACAAATTCAACAAGAAAAACAATAAGCCATGCCATTATTTAACATAACAGAAAGACAATATTACGAAAACGAACAGATACTTGTTAGTGATGGTACAACTACATTACCTGCTTTAGCGTTTAGTCCTTTACCAGCTAATGAAGGTGAGTTTGAATTATATGTTGCTGGTAGTCAAATAAACACTAACACATATACTTATAATGCTGGGACTGGTGTTATAACACTAGGTACAGCTTTAGCTAGTGGCACAGAAGTTACAGCTAGACAGATTACAAATGTAGAAGAACTAGGAGGTTATCAGTACGTTGGCATTGACGATTTAATAGCTAACTTTCAAGTTAACTACGTTGGCGAAGATAAGATAATTAAAAAAGTAAAACTACCTGAAATATCTTTTCATGTGCAGAGAGCAATAGCTGAATTAAGCTACGATACTTTTAGATCAGAAAAAACACAAGAAATAGATATACCACCAACATTGCGTATGAGATTACCTCATGACTACGTCAACTATGTTAAATTATCATGGACAGATAATGGTGGTGTTGAAAGAGTTATATATCCAGCTAGAAAATCTAGTAATCCAAAAGCGATATTACAAAATGAAGGTTATGACTATTTATATAATGAAGATGGTTCATTACTTGATAGTTTAAATTCATATACACTAGATACTTTTCAAAGCGCTAATGGTCCAACAAATACAGTTGAAGAAGTCAGTGGTCCTGACGTCGATGCTACATTGGCTGAAGGTAGAAGATTTGGTTTAAATCCTGAGCACGCACAGTTTAATGGTTTATTTATGATAGATAATAGAACTGGTTATATATTTTTTAGCTCAGGACTAGCAAATAAAAACATAACTTTAAAATACATAAGTGATAGTTTAGGAACTGAAGATGAAATAAGAGTACATAAACTAGCTGAGGAAGCTGTTTATAAATGGGTTGCTCACGCTATATTAGCGTCTAGAGTTAACACACCAGAATATATAATAGCAAGATTTAAAAAAGAAAGATTTGCAGCTGTTAGACAAGCTAAGCTAAGATTATCTAATTTAAAAATAGAAGAGCTTAACTTGATAATGAAAAACAAATCAAAACATATAAAACACTAATATGCGAGAAGTAAAGAGACAGTTCGGCGGTGGTGCTATGAATAAGGACCTCGACGAAAGAATACTTCCTAACGGTCAGTATAGAGATGCTTTGAACATACAAGTATCTAGTTCTGAAGCTAGTGACGTTGGAGCTGTACAAAATATATTAGGTAATAGAAGACCTTATGGTAATGCGTTGGCTAACCTTGGTAACAACCCTGTTTGTATAGGTGCTTACGTAAACTCTAAAACAGAAATGATATATTGGTTTATAGCAAGTGATACTAAATCAATAATATTAGAATATGATCAAACAAATAATGTTGTTTCACCTGTATTAGTAGACGTAAATAATATATTAAACTTTTCTACGTTTTATTTAATAACTGGTATAAATATAATAGATGATTTGTTGTTTTGGACAGACGATCAAACTGAGCCTAAAAAGATAAATATAAAAACTTGGAAAGGCTATAACAGTTCTAACACAAGTTATACTCACACACAAATAAATAGTGCTGATTTTACTGAAGATCAAATAACAGTAATTAAAAAATCACCACTAAGTCCTCCAACCATTACAATGTCAGCAACTAAGAGAACTGGCGTTGTTGAAACTTCATTAATACAAAAGTCTTTTACAGAAACAACTTCACCTTTTGATTTATTAGACACTGGAGATTATGGCAATGTAACATTTTCTAATGCTGTAAACTATTTAGTGGGTGATAAATTAAAATTAACATTATTAGAAGAAATTGGCGACTCAGCAGATATTGAAGTTATATTAAGTGTGACTCAAGTAATAAGCTCAACTACATATAATGTTAACCTTGATGTTGTGCCAGAGGATATTGCAGAAAATTTACAAAACTGGAAAGTAGAGTTAATTGAAGAAAAACCAATGTTTGAGTTTAAGTTTCCTCAATTTTCATATAGATATAAGTTTAATGATAACGAATATTCATCGATAGGACCTTATAGCCCAGTTGCTTTTTTACCAGACAATTTTAATTATGATCCAAAAAACGGTTATAATAAAGGTATGGTTAATAATTTAAGATCTTTAAAAATTGGTGGATTTACAAGTAACGCACCTGATGGTGTTAAAGAAATAGATATACTATATAAAGAAAGCTCTAATAATAATATATACGTTGTACAAAGTATAAAAACTACAGATCCTGAATATATAGCTGGTACTAACGGTGAGATTGAAATAACGTCTGATGTTATATTTAAAGTTTTACCATCTATACAATCATTAAGACCTTTTGATAACGTACCTAGAAAAGCTAAAGCACAAGCGTTGTCTGCTAATAGAATAATGTATGGTAATTATTTAGAAAACTTTAATATTGAAGACGCTTCTGGTGCTGATATAAGTGTTAAGTTTGAAGTGTCAATAGTTCAAAACGATAATTTAAACGTTGTTCCAGCTGAACCAAAACCATCTATAAAATCTATAAGAACATATCAAGTTGGTGTAGTTTATAGAGATAAGTACGGTAGAGAAACACCTGTATTTACAGATCCGTCTGGTTCATTTACGTTAGATAAATCTGCTGCTATAAATTACAATGTTATAAAAGTAAGAATAACAAGCGCAATACCACATTGGGCTGAATCATATAAATACTATATAAAAGAATCATCTGATGAGTATTATAATTTGGCTATGGATAGACATTATGAAGCTGAAGATGGTAATGTGTGGATAGCTTTTGCATCGTCTGAAAGAAATAAAATAACAGATGAAAGTTTCTTAATATTAAAAAAGAGACACGATGCTAATGATTTTGTTGCTGACGAAGCTAGATATAAAGTAATTGCAGTTTCAAACGAAGCGCCTACATTTTTAAAAGAAGACAAAGTTTCGAAAGGTGTTTTATCATCAGCAAACACAGACACTTCTGGGACAAATATATTTAAAGGCGATGGTCATTTTCCAGAAGCAGACTTTGGTCACGTTTCTGTTTTAAAATCTACATGGGAAAAAGTTTTTGGTGGTGGTAGTCCTAATGATAATGATAGCAACGTATATCAAATACCAGTACATCAACTATCAGATTTAGTACTAAGAATTATAGGTAATGGTGGTATATCGCAGTGGTATGACATAGCTAATATACAGTATTTTGACACAGGTAATTCAGCTACAGCTTATTATAGAGTTGAAATAGAAGAAAAATTTGAGGAAGATGACGTGAGATTTGCTAGAAACAGCGATGCTTCTGCTTATTTACAAAGTGATGATAGTGTTTCAATGGAAATAGCGCAAAAGCAAATAAAATTAAAACCTGAGTTTGAAGGTAGGTTTTTTGCTAAAATAGAAAGAGATGGTGTTCTTGAAGAAAATATATTAAGGCAAGAAAATATAGATGATTATAAAATAGCCGCCTCAATACAAACATATGATCTAGCTAACTATGGTTCTTCTCAAAGTTTTTGGCAAGGTGCAGAAAAAGGTACTTATCCGGGTAGTAATGAAAATAGCAGACAAGCGGAGTGGTTTATAAATAAACAATCTGGCTTATACAGAATATCAGATGCTGGTGGTAGTTTTGACACGTCAGCTTCTGGTGGTGGTCATATTAGAGGTCAATTTTCAAACCCAGATACGGCTATAAGTACAGCTGGTAATGGCGTTGTTTCAGGTAGTGATATAATAGAAATAGCTTATCATTGGTGGGGTGGAGATGATAGAGACGCTTGGAGAAATGGAGAGCCTTTTTGGTATAGATTTGAAAGAGATTTTAAACCACAATATAGAAAAATTGTAGGATTTTTTCAACAAAGAAATTCAAAGTTTAGATTTGAAGATGATCCAGATCAAACTATATATACTATAAAATCATATAGAAGAACACATTGGATACCTTATAGAAGAGGTGGTAATAATAGAAAAGGTAGATATGGTAGTGAAAGAATGATATGCTGGACTTTAAAATTAGATAAAGCTATAGATTGGGCACCAGGAGATAATGGCCATACAACTAAAGCTACAGCTACTCGAATGGAATTTGTAAATACATATATTGACGGTGATGGTTTTACTAGTAATAATCCAGCTATATTTGAAACAGAACCAAAAGAAGTTGCTGATTTAAATCTTTTTTATGAAGCAAGCCAAGCATACGATGATAGTGTACATGGTAATGAACAAACGTTAGATTATTCTAACTGTTTTAGTTTTGGTAATGGTGTTGAGTCAAATAGAATTAGAGATGATTTTAACGCTGCTCAAATAACAAAAGGTATAAAAGCTAGTACAGTATTAGATATACCTTATGCAGAAGAAAGAAAATCAAACCAGGTTATATTTTCTGGTTTATACAACTCTACTAGTGGTACTAATAATACTAATCAATTTATACAAGCAGATCAAATAACTAAATCAATAAATCCTGTTTATGGCTCAATACAATTAATGAGACATAGACACGGAGGTTTAGATGTTTTATGTGAAGATAAATGTTTTAAAATACCTACAAATAAAGATATATTATTTACAGCTGATGGTAGTAAACAAGTTTCAGTATCATCAAACGTATTAGGAACACCAAATCCTTACACAGGTGAGTTTGGTATTAGTAAAAACCCTGAGTCTTATACGCAATATGGCTATAGAGCGTATTTTTCAGACAAAGCCAGAGGAGTGATTCTAAGGCTCTCTGCTGATGGACTTGAGCCTATATCACGTTATGGACTAGAAGATTACTTTAAGGACCATCTAGCGGCTTCTACGACTGTGATAGGTAGCTATGATACTTATAAAAAAGAATATAATGTTACTTTAAACTTTGATACTGTTAGTTTTAAAGAAGATACAAACGCTTGGACGAGTAGAAAAAGCTTTTTACAAGAAGAAGGTGTTAGTTTAAATAATATATATTACACATTTAAAGATGGTCAACTTTGGTCTCACGATAATCAAACAAGAAACAGTTTTTATGGCACTCAATATAATTCAAGTATTAAGTTTATATTCAACGATGCTCCTGGTTCTGTTAAACAATTTAAGACATTAAATTACGAAGGATCACAAGCTAGAATATTTCAAGATAATAGCGGTAGCGCTGATACAGACAACTATTTTCCAAATAAATTTGAAAAAGCAGGTTGGTGGTCAAATTCTATAGAATCTGATAAGCAAAGTGGACAGGTATTAAATTTTGAAGAAAAAGAAGGTAAGTGGTTTAATTTTATAAAAGGAACTGCACCAACATCAACTAATATAGATACTAGCGAATTTAGTGTTCAAGGATTAGGTAACGCATCTGTAGCAGCTAGTAATGATTATTCTTACGGTGTAACAATAACAGTAAACGAAAACAACGACTAATGGCATTAACTAATTGTACTATAAATTCATCATCTGTTTTGGTAACACCATCACAAGCATTAGGTAGTGGAGTTGCTAATCAAGTATTAACTATAACACCAAACACTGGTTATAGAGTTGCAGCTTCGTTATTTACCAATAACAGTGGCACTTTAACAGGTGTTACTAGTATTACATTGTCTGATAGTGGTGTTGCTTATGCTGAAGATAATACTATTTTAGTTACTGTAGATCTTGATGATTCATTTAACCCAGGTACTACAAATCAAACAATAACAATAGACATTGATGGTAAAGCTATATTAGAAAAAGACGTGCCTAAAACTTTATCTGGTAGATATAGCGTTACTGCAGCAAGTGCTAACATGACGCCTTTAAGTGGTGCTGTATCCAATGTTGCTTATTCTGGTACGGGATCAACTGGTACAACTGTAGATTTATTTTCTCAAACCGTAACCACTAGTGCTGGTTATTATTTTGCAACAGAACCTTCACTTAAAATATCTGTAGGCGATGTTAATAATTATTCTGTAACAAAAACACTAGGATATGATAATGATAATAATTTAAATAGCGTTGTTTTTGATGTAGACGGTATAATACCTTTAGAGACTGATACAAGCGATACGATTTTTATAACAGCAAACGATGTTAAAACTGTTCCCGCTCCACCAAACAATATAACAGCATATTCTATAAACACTGAAGACGCTCCATATGCTTTAACTAAAAGAGGTCTTATAGTTTATGGTGCTGTTGGAGCTACATATACTATAAACATAACAAGAACTGGTGATAGTCACACTTATGATTTTAGCACAAAAGATTTTACTAGTGCTAGCACAAACTCTGGCACGTTAACAATAGCTAGTAATGGTCAACAAAGCACGTTAATTGATTTACCTGTTGTTACAGCTGATGTAACATATACGTTTACAATAGCAGCTGTGTCACCAACAACGTTGAGTTTAAACAGCTCACAACCAAACCCTTTTACAATAGATAGAAAAGGTTTTAAAAGCATTACCGTTGATGCTACATCCGTATCAAGAGGTACATTTACAAGTAAAACTGTAGCTTATACTAATTATGTTGGAACTACTATAAATCAAAGTAATGGGGTCAATGCAACGTATAATCAAGCGGGTATTGAATTAGATGGATCAGAAACGAATTCTGAATTTAATTTTACTGTAAGTATCGAGGACAACGAATCATTTCAGTTTAAATCACCAAATGGTTCGGCTACTTCAATAATTTTAGATAGTAACGATTTCACTATAACGCCTAATGACATAACTAGAGCAAGTACAAACGCTGGTACAATAACTGCCACAAGAGGTGGAAACAATCACCATTTACTAACAATAACAGGTACTAATTGGTATACAAATCAAATGGGTACAGCTGATACTGTAATAAATTTTGATGTTGATGACTTTTGTGATCTACCTAGTGGTAGTGGTGGTGGTGGTGGAACTATATTAGCTTATAAAGTTGATATATATAATTCAGGAGGTTTCCTAAGTGGACAACATTATGTTCATTTAACGACTGGGTGTAGTGGTGGTAGCACAGCTGTAACTTGTTTAAATTTTGCTAATATAGAAAACAAATGGATAAGATTAGTTTCTATAGCTGGTGGTTGTAGTAGTACTGAAATGGTAGGTCAAGTAAAAGGATCAACAACTACATTTAGTGCCACAGCATATTCGCTAGATGACACGTATTACAATAGCAGAGTTGATGCTGAAAATGAACAAAATGGTATAACATGCTAAAATATATAAGATGCCAAATATAACAGTAACATTTAGTTTCGATTTAAACGAATCAGTACAATTAGGAGATACATTACATTATGTTAATCCAACTAACGATACATTACAAGGTGGTGACGTAATACCGTTTAACAATGATGGTATAATAGAGGTTGGAGAAATAACAACTGTAAACTACGCAACTAATACAATAGTTGCTGATATACAAAACAGTACAGCTTTACCAACAGGTACTAGCTTCTTTTTGTTTAGTAAAGATAATAGAGCCAATATGGCTAGTTTACTCGGTTATTATGCCGAGGTTGAGTTTACTAATAACTCTACAGATAAAGCAGAATTATATAGCGCTGGTTCAGAAATATTTGAATCTAGCAAATAATGTGTAATAATAATATAAATAACTTATAATGAAAAAATATCAAGGAGAATCACCCTTAAAATTGGCGCCTATAGCCGCGGCAGTAGCCCCTGGGCTTGCAAAAGCTGCGATAGGTTTAATAGGTGGAGGTAAAAGAAAAAGAGCTTTAGCTAGAGCTCAAGGCGCATATGATATGCAAAAACAAAGATTTGAAAACATGGACACCTCTAATCCATATGCTACTATGGAAAACGTATATGAGGATGCTACAGTTAATACACAGCAAGCTGATATGATAAAACAACAGCAAATGCAGTCACAAGCTAATATGATGGATCAATTTGGTGCTGCGGCTGGTGGTTCTGGTATTGCTGCTTTAGCTCAAGCTATGTCACAGCAACAATCACAAAACGCTCAACAAGCGGCTGCTAGTATTGGTCAGCAAGAACAAGCTAATCAAAGACTTGCTATGGGTGAAGCTGGTAGAATACAAGATTCAAAAATACAAGGTGATATAATGCAAAGACAAGCTGAGTTTTCTAAAATAGAAAGTATGATGAATTTAACAGGTCAAGATCTTCAAAAAGCACAAGCTGAAAAAGCTATGCATGATAATATGGCTATATCAGGTGTAGGCGATATGGCTGGTTCACTTCTTGGAGGTACTACTCCTTTATAAAATAAAAATTATGGCTAGATATACAAATGTAGATTACAGCGCGATATATGGAACACGTAGATTTGTAAACGCAACAAACGCTTTTGATGCTGGTTATCAAGAGGCATATGCTAATGGTATTGCTTCTAAAAATAAAACTAAGTCTGTTAAAAATTTATATGAGCAGAAGCTAAGAAATTATTTAAAGCAATTACCTGCTGATATTGATTTGTCACAAATACCAGATAAATACAGAAATACATTATCTAATTATTTATCTAAACAAAAAAATGAATACGTTAGAGCTGCTAATATACTTGATGAGTTAGTTGTTGGATCAGACGATTATATGCAAACTGTAAGCAAAATGAATAATGTAAAATCTGCTTTTGAAAATCTAGATAAACAATTTAAGCTTTATGGCCAAAACAAAAAAGAAATTATAGATGATATAGAGGGTCAAACAATATCATTATATGGCGAAAATCAAGAAAGTGTAAATTTACTTAGAGGTATATTTAACGAAGAATATGAGTTAGAAATAGACGACACTGGTAATTTATTTTTTATAGGTGAAGATGGTAAAATATCTTTAAACGATTTACCTGATTATGGTATTAAAGACTATGAAACCGCAGAAAAAATGATGACCATGGGTAGTCAAGTTTATCAAAATGGTTATAAAAGTGGTGTTACTTTAACTCCTGATAGTATAATGTACCATCAATATCAAAATACTTTAAAAAGATTAATAGATCAAGGAGGTAAAAATACTATTATGTCTATGTTATATGACGGATTAGTTGGTGATATAGTTATGGCTGAAGATCCTATAATGCAGAAAATGATAGAAGGTTTTAGAAACGGATCTATAGGTTTTGATCAACTTAGAGATGCTACTGTAGATAATTTTATGAAAGTGTTAATTAAACAATCACAAACTGGTGTTAGTAAAAGGCCTAAATCAACAAACACAAGAACAACTAGTAGAACAAACAAACCTACAGCTACAGATATTAAAAATCAAAACAAAGTAAATAAACTTATTGATGCGTTTAATAATAAAAATATAAATGACATAGAGCTTTATTTACCTACAAACATCGAAATACAGGAAGACGATGGTGTATTCTATATAGACGGTAAAATTATAGATCTTGGCGATCCAAAATCTTTTCTTGATATTTTAAGATATGCTAAAATTGATCCTATATATTGGCCACAGCTTACACAAGAAGAGAATACAGAAGAAACAAACGAGCAAACTAATTCAAACGTTGGTGCTGCTGATAACTTTTAAACAAAAAAAATATGAGTGATGCTAAGTTTATGACTAGCCAGTATAACATTGCTGGCGCTAGCTACAACATTACTGATAAACATCAAGAAGCACAAGACGATTACGATAAGTATCTTGAAGAACAAGAAAGGATAGCAGAACAAGAAAGAAGATTACATCTTGAAAAAACTAAAAAAAGCCTACCTAAACTATACAAACATTTAGTTGAAAACGGTATATACACTAAACCGTTTGATAAATTCACAGAACAATTTCACGACGAAGGAAGTAGACAAAAATTACATAATTATTTAGAAGAGCAAAGAATATACACTAAAGGCTATGATGCTTTTAATGAGCAGTTCTTTACAGAAGCACCTGAGTATTATGGTGATTATGCAGCTGATGGATCTTATACTAATAACACTATAGAAAGTGACTATGCTAGTTCTTGGGATGGTTTTGTTGATGCTGTTGTGGGTGGATACTATCAGGGTAAATATAGAGCTTTTTCAGCTGATGATATAGCTAATGTTATGAAGTTTAATCCTGAAGGTGTGACAGATGAAGATATAGCTAAATTTATAGCTGCAGCAGAAGAACTAGAAGAAAATGGTGGGCCTAGTAGAGCAACTAAGCTTTGGCAAAAAGTATATGAAGAAGAAAAACAAAAAGGCACAAATGGTGTTGTTGCTTGGATGAGAGCAACGTCAGCTACTGGTGGTGCTTCTTTCATGACAGAACAATTTTTAGCTAGTATGGGAGGTATGATTAACCTTGAAAGTGTTAAAGCTGGTCTTGGTGCTGGAGCTGGTGGTGCTGCAGGTGGTTTTTTAGTTGGTGGACCAAAAGGGGCTACTGTTGGTGGAGTTGCTGGTATTTGGGGAGGTATTAATGCTTATAACGATGCTTTAATGAGTTTTAAACAGTCGTTAGATGAAGAGCTAGCAGAAAGAGGTTTAGCAAGAAATGTACAGAATTTAAGAGTATTATTTCAAGATGAAGATTTTTATGATAAAGCACGTAACCAAGCTGCCGCAAGAGGTATAGGTATAGGTGTTATTGAATCTGTATTTACTCTTGCTGGAGGTGCTGGCGCTTCAAAAATAATATCAAGCTCTGCAAAAACAGCTGTAGTTAGAAGCTCAAGGTTTATACCAAAAGCTAGTACTATAAAAGCAAGTGGTGTAGTTGGCGCGTCAGAAGTTGTTGGTGGTATGACTGGTGAAGCTGTTGGTTTAACAATACAAGGTAAAGAACTAGATGCTGGTGAAATAATTAACGAAGGCGTTATAGGACTAGGTGGTGCTCCTGTTACTGGAGCTGTGAGTTTATTATCAAACGTTAGAAAAGGCACTAAATATTCTATCGATGGTAAAGATGTTACGCCTCAACAAATGCAAGATATTATTGATACAGCTACAAACGAGGAGATAACAGCTATGGATATTGTTATTAAAAATGACAATGAGCTAGCGCAATACGTAAGTAAGATACAACAAGAAACGCAATTAAAATCAAATATAGATCCAAGAATTACAAATAAAACAGATAGAGATGCTTTATTTGAATTAGAAAGAAGAGCTTTAAAATTTATAGGTAAGGATTCATCTTTTGCTAAAGCTCAATTAGCTGATATACAAAGTCAAATAAAAGACATAAATTCTAAGTACTCAAGGAAAGGTAGAAAGTCAAAAGCTACTTTACAAAATGAAGCAGATAGATCAAGAGTTGCAGATGCTATTGCAAAAAGAAAAACAGAGGAAACCGCTAGATTTGCTGAAACAGGTGCTAAAAAACTTGGTTTAAAAACTGTAATAGAAAACACTACAAAAGGCTTTAATAAAGCAATAAAAGACAATAAAATAAAATTAACAAATAAACAAAAATCTCAATTAAATCGTGTAGGTGGCTTTATTCAAGATGGCGTAATATATATAAATAAAGAGGCCGCAGCTAATACTTTACAGCTAAACGTTGGTGCGCATGAATTGCTACACGGCATCCTTAATTCTAAAGTCAAAAACCAAAAGGCTTTAATGAATGATATGCAAAGAATATTACCAGATAATATCAATGCAGCTATTATAAAAAGGATGCAGGATAGGGGTTATAAAAGAGGCAAACAGCATCAAGAATATCTTACAGTCATGTCAGACATGCTAAACCCAAGTGATACATCTGCAGCCGCTATGCAAGTAAAAAGTTTATTTAAAGATAAAGGATTTGTAGGTAACGTAAAACAATTTATTATAAACATACTTAGAAAGTTTGGTTATAAAAACATAGATTTTAATAAAGCAGAAGACGTGTTAAAGTTTATGCAAGAGTACACAGATAGTGTTAAAGAAGGTCAAATATCTCAAGCTTTGTTAGATGAAATAGGACCAATAACAGCTGAACAGGCTACGCTTTCAGAAGCACAATTTTCTTTAAATGCTGTAGATTCACAGTTAGTAAATGACATATATAGAGAGCAAGGTATAACAGATCTTAGTGCTTTTGAAATGTTAAATGTATTAAGGCCTACAGCTCAAGGTATAGCTCGTAGATATGAACAAAGACCTAATTATTCTGAGTTTGCAGATATACTTGTAGACGAAATACAAACAGGTGAAAGAGGTATGTTAGATGTTATAAGAAGTTATCCTGAGTATGTTAAGAAACAACAATTACAAGGTAAAGAACCTGCACCATTATCCGGTTATTTAAATAATGCTTTTTCTACAAAAACAGGTTTTAAAAGATATGTTGAAATTGCTGATAGAATTTTAGGTAAAGACGAAGGTAGTCAGTTTACAACAAGTATAGATGATACAACTCAACAAATAGCAGATCAACCTGTAGAAACAAAAAAGACCAAACCAGTTACAAAGATAGATCCTAGAGATATAGTTAAACCTAAGTTTAAAAAAGCTTATAACGAAACTGTTACTTTGGATAATATAGATACTGATAATGTAAGTTTTAAAAACGTAAAAGGACAGGGCGAAGCTATTATAGCTGAAGCTGTTGGTATACCAGTTAGTAAATTAAAACCAGCTAACAACTTTAGTAAAGCTGATTTAATAAAAGCATCTAAGTTTATATTTGAATCTAAAACATTATTTAGAAAACTTATGCCAAAAGGTGCTGTTCTAGAGGCTGCATCGGATAAATTAATAGGCACATCAACTGGTGTTCAAAAATCTTTATTAAACGCTTATTACACTAAACAAGATAGAGCAGATAACTTATACCCACATGCTTTAGATAAATTAAATGATACTCAATTTTTAGAAAAAGCTGGTATAGATAAAAATGGTAATCCAGTTGAAGGTCTATCACCTAGATCAGCCGAAGCACAAGTACAAAAAGCTTTATTAAATTTAGGTGACAAATTAATAACAAACACCATAGTTAGGCAAAAACTAAAAGAGCAAGGAGCATCTGCTAACATTATTCAAGATGTAGCAGCTGGTACTCAAGAAATACAATTTAGTAAAACAAGTATAGACTTAGCTAGTAAATATGATTTACTTAATACATATCCTGATGTAACTGGAAACTCAAGAAAAAGTATAGATGATGGATTTATGGCTGTAGACGCTTATGTAAGTGGTGTTTTAAATTATATATATCCTGTATTTGCAAAAAACCACCCAGGTTTATTAACAGCTGGTGAATTTGTAAACGGTCTTAATTTAAGAAATTATAAACCAGTAAAAATATATTTGAGAGAGAAGTTAAATAATATAAAATTTGTAAGAGGTAATTATCCTAAAAGAGATTTTGCTACATACGTTGGTAAAACAGTAAAAGATATACAAAAAAATAAATCAAAAATACCTGAATATAATAAACAGGCTGGTATAAACTTTGACGCCTTTTGGAATAACATAAATGAAATATTAACTAAAAATCCAGAAGCTCTTGGTGTTGTTTTACAGTTTTTAGAAAACGCTGTAAACTCTAAAACACACATGCATAGAGGTGGCGCTGAGTTTACATACTATGATCAAACTAATACTGGTAAAGTTTATTTAGAGCATGCTCTACAAAATGTAAACGCTTACGTTACGTTAATAGATTCTATAATGGATTCTAATCAAAACTTTCAGTCTACATTAGCTGCTTTAAAAAATAACTATAAACTTATTGGTATAAGCTACGCTGATAATAAAAAGCTAGATCAAAGTGATTTAAAAAACAATATGGATCTTACGGGTGAATGGAACGTGTTTGATAACAACTGGTTTGAAAGATATTTTAATGAAACAATGGCTGCGTTAGGATTTGTAGGTACAGAAAACTTAATAAATGCAGAAACAGGTAAATCATTTTTAGAAGACTTTAATATAAACAACCAAGGTTTAAAAATATCATCTCAGTTACAATTATCTATAAATGAGGTTAATAAAAACAGTAAAATATTAGAAGCTAAACAGCAAGGTAGATTAAAAAACAAACCTGAAAAAGGTATTAGTGTATTTGACTTTGATGACACTTTAGCTCAAACAAACAGTCAAGTTATAGTTAACAACCCACCATATATAGTAGCTGGTAAACAATATGGTTATGAAACATGGGCTGATGGAAAGGTTAAATTGACTAGCGAAGCTACAACAAAAATAAACGCAACTGAATTTGCAAAAGATGCTGAAGGCTTTGAATCCATAGGCGCTACATTTGATTTTAGTGAGTTCAATAAAGTTATTGATGGTAAGAAAGGTCCTTTATTTGAACTAGCACTAAGAAGACAAGATAAGTTTACTAGCAAAGACATATTTGTATTAACAGCAAGACCACAAGAAGCAGCTTACGCGATACACGCTTTTTTAAAAGGTATAGGATTAGAAATACCTATAGAAAATATAACTGGCTTAGAAAATGGTACACCACAAGCAAAAGCTGACTGGATTATAGACAAAGCAGCTGAAGGTTATAATAATTTTTATTTCGCTGATGATGCTTATAAAAATGTAAAAGCAGTACAAGATGTTTTAAATCAAATAGATGTTAAATCTGATGTACAACAAGCTAAGATACAGTTTAGCTTAAGTGAAGGATTTAATAATATATTGGAGCAAACAAAAGGTATTGAAGCACAAAAAGTATTTTCTGATGCTGCGGCAAAATCAAGAGGTCGAGGTGCTGATAAGTTTACTTTCTTTTTACCACCTTCAGCTGAAGACTTTGTTGGTCTTATATACAGCTTTTTAGGTAAAGGTAAACAAGGTGAAACTCAATTAAAATTCTTTGAAGATAACTTAATAAAACCTTTTACTAGAGGTATACAGGAAATAAACAGCGCTAAAGAAGCTTATGCTAAAAACTATAGGGAGCTTGGTAAGTTTTATCCTCAAGTTAAAAAACTATTGTCAAGAAAAACAGCTTATAACGACTTTACATATGATGCTGCTATTAGAGTTTATTTATGGGATAAATTAAATTATAAAATACCTGGTATATCAAAGACTGATCAAAAAAGATTATCAGAAATAGTAGCAGCTGATGCTGATTTAAAAAGCTATGCTGAGGTATTAAATAATATTACTGGTAAGAAAAACTTCCCTGAGCCAAGTGAAAACTGGGTTATAGGTACTATCGTATCTGATATAAATGATATAACTCAAAGAGTTGGTAGAAAAAAATATTTAGGTGACTTTATAGAAAACAAAAACGAAATATTCAGTAAAGATAACTTAAATAAAATCCAAGCTACATATGGTGATGATTTTAGAAGCGCGTTAGAAGATATATTATACCGTATGGAAAACGGTACTAATAGACAAAGTGGTAACAATAAGCTTACAAACTCGTTTTTAAATTGGGTTAACAACTCTGTTGGTGCTATCATGTTCTTTAACTTTAGATCGGCGACTTTACAAACAATATCTTTATTTAACTTTATTAACTGGTCAGATAATAATCCAGTTAAGTTTGGTAAAGCTATACTAAACACAAAGCAATATGCTAAAGACTTTGCTACGATATTTAACTCAGACATGTTAAAGCAAAGAAGAAGAGGTTTACAAACAGATGTTAATGAAGCTGAAATAGCACAAGCAATGAATACATCTAATAACAAGCCAGCCGCTATATTAAGATATTTATTACAAAAAGGTTTTATACCTACGCAAATGGCTGATAGTTTTGC